AGCACCAGCACCAGCAGGAGGAGATCAGCACCAGCACCAGCACCAGCAGGAGGAGGAGATCAGCACCAGTCCTGATAACGTAGGCAGTCGTTACCAATCCATTTAACATTGCCTACAATTGACAACGCTACACTTTGCCAGTTTGCGCCGGAATAATTTTGTAGGCAGTGTAGGCAGTGTTGGCACTGCCTACAAAGTCGCTAGAAATTCGAGGAAAATTATATAGCCTATATAATAAACATCGAATTTTTAAAGTAGATAATGATATACCTACAGCTACCAACAAACCTGCCAGCATAGGACGGGCGTAGCCTTGCGCGTAGGCAGTCAATAGAATGTTAAACTGCCCACCATATACAGACACGCTACCAACAAACAACAAAAAATGTTGCAAAAGTTAAAACTTGATTTATAATGTTTTGCAAGTCGTCAATAATGATGACTGCCTACACTAACCACATTTTGAGAGACTGCCAACATGAAAAATACTATCCGGACACTAAGTGCCATTATTTTGACACCTGTTATGAGATTGACAGGCTTTAGATTTTCGCGTTCTTACCGTCGTGGTGATACAAAATTACATTCAATAGTTTATGCGGTAGTTGATACCGTAGGCGCAAACATTCGCGCCGGTATCTAATAACATTATCTAAAGCGCGGGCGTGAACAACCCGCGCTACACCTTAACAATAGAGAGAGTAATAAAATGATTGCAATACACACTAAATATATAAGCGCGTCAAATTCACGCGGTAGTAGAATTAAAGCCTATACAGCGGCGCATGGTGATTTTAAAGGCTTTACAGCTACTATTTCATATCCAAGCGAATTGAGCGGCGTAGCGTGTCATTTTGCAGCTGTTAAAGCCTTGGTTGAAAAAAACAAACTTAACTGGAATTTAGAAAATATGCGCTATGGTGACAGCGCCGACGGGCGCGGGTATTCATTTTGTTTTGACGCGTCAAAAGTAGGTGGCGCGATATGAATATCTTAACAATTGAATGGGACGGTAAAAAAGTGCAGTTACCTACCAGTGAAGTAAAAAAAGTCTGTTTAGAATTATGCTCAGGCCTTGTTCCATCGTTTCAGGCCGTAAGAGCGCGCGAATTACGCGCGGCCCTTGCTAAACATAAAAAAGTAGTATGCGGTAAATATAATTTATCTATTCAGGATTTACCTTAGATTCCAGCGTGTAGCGCGTTATTAATAGCGCGTTATGCGGTGTAATTTTGCACCTAATAAAAATAAAGGCTAACAAAATGAAAAATATAATTTTCGCTGAAGTAACAAAACAGGCATTAAAAGAACGCGCCGTCGGGTATCGTGTCGCAAAATTCGAGAGTGATTGCGTAAAATTGCGGACCAGTATGTTAAACGTTGAATTATATAAACAGCATAATACTGACGCGGTTTTAGAGTTATCAATGTTAAAAGCGTTTAAGCTAGACGACATACAAGCCGATTTAACCGTAAAAAATAACGCGTTACCATTATCTGAGCGTGAATATTTTGAAGGCGCTAATCAAGCGCTTAAAGGCGATGCTATTCAATACATACCAGCAGGCTATATTAACGCTAAGTGGCTTAAAATGTTACCTAAGGCTAACGAAGTCAGATATTACTTAAATGGCATGAGTTTTAAAAGAGAAGCGGGTAAATTGCAGGTAGTGGGGTCAAATGGTCACACTTTAATTTTAAACAACGCGATCAGCGAAAACGGTCCAGACTTTAGCGTAATAATTCCAAGTGAAGCTTTGCAAGTGCTAACAAAAATAAAAACATCTTTTACAATGGCCGTTAATGAAACTCACGCTAAATTTACAGGTGATGACTGGACCATTGAAACAAAATTAATTGACCATCGGTACCCTGACTTCTCAAAAGTATTTAAAAGGGCGATACACGGCGATATAGATATAAATAGAAAATCGTTAATTCAAGCGATAAAAGACGTGTTACCATTTTTACCGCCTAAGATGCAAGGCGTGGTTTTAACCGCTACTAATACAGGCCTGGACTTTAACCATCATGGCGACACGCTTGCAAGCGTTCCATTCATTCATTCAAGCGGCACAAAAGCAAGTGAAGGCGTTGACCTTAACTATTTAATGAACGCGCTGGAATGTTATAAAGACGAAAACATTATGCTAAGTTTTCGCGAAAATTTAATTCAAATTAACCGCGACAGCTTTCAAACTATTATCGTTATGAGTATGATAATATGATAATAATCTTTTTAATGCTGATTAAATTCGCGATACTAGCAATAATGCTAGAAAACTAATGGAACGGGCGGCTAATAACCGCCCTTTTTTATTGCGTCAAACAATAGCAAGGCCTTAACAGGCCTTTTTTATTGCCTACCATTTAACGACCTATGATGACCGCTATAGTGCTAAACAATTTAATGCAATACTACCCTATTACCTATCATTCAAACGGCTTGCAGCAAGCCGATAAAGGCTATTCTATGCACCTATTCAATATCAAGCGCGGGCGTAAAATCACGCGTGAATGTAATGACAGGCGCGTGAAACGCGTATATAACAAGGCTTAGGATTTCAATTCTGGTAAAGCTCAGGATTTCAAATCTAATGAACGGTCAAAATCTGCCACGAAACGATTTGGAAAATTCTGCCACGAAACCAAATGGCAGAATTTTTTTTGTACTTGATAGTGCTTACACATATCACGTCAGAAACGCCGTAAGCTGGGACTTAACTATCAAGTCATAACAACTAAAATTAACTACGCGCGAAATAGTTAAACACGGCTAAATGATATAGCTGTTATGCTTCATAACTAAAAAATTCCCCAATTATCCGAGCCGATAAATGGGGAAATTTCATGAACTAACAATTAGAGAGAATTGTTAGCAGTATGTTATTTGATTGCTACAACTTTTGCAACAGGTTTTTGCTCTGCTAAGTCCCGAAGGCTAGATTTGCTCATGTGCGCAAACTCAGGTGCGCAGAAGACGTGCTTCTTAGTCTTAGACGAACGCGATGCACACATACCGACATCAACCCACCCTGCTTCTTCGAGTGCATGGAACAGCGCAGCAGGCGGGAATTGTTTACAGCCAAACGACATAGCGGCTCGCTCACATATCGCTTGAAACGGCGAGGCAATCACACCGGACGCAAACTCACCCATGCGAAGTGAAATCATATCCAGCAGTGATGACTCAACAGCAGACATGCCATTCTGCACAAGCGACATCTTAAAGTCCGTCATAGGCGCAGGCGCGGCAGGGTTGAACGCCGACACGTCACGCAAAAACAACCAGTTGGCTATAAGGTCATATCCGCCGTTGCCAAACCAGCTCCAAATATGTGACGCGGCGGCAGGAGAGATACGCGACGCGCTACTCCAAGTAGCAAACCACCGACGGTCACCGCTTTCGAGTGACAGCGGTACACGGTCATTAGAGAACGCAAGCACAGCAAGACGGTTCACGAGATTGTATGGGGCAAGGCCTTTGCGGTTAACGGACAGCATCTCAGGCGGCGCGGCGATAACTGGCTTGAGTTTATTAGCAAGCATCCGACGCGCGGCGCTGTCAGCTTCTTTAAGCTCGTTAATGACCACAATCTCTGCTTCAAGATGGTAGCCCCACGCCGACTGAATCGTGTCAGTAGACATCAGTGAATAGTTGCGCAGGTGTGGGCCGCACACGGCGTAAATGAACGGCGCGTACATGGTGTCCTTACCAATACCTTGACCACCAGCGTGAAGGATAGCGTGGTTAATCTTAACGCGCGGATTCTGTACCTTGAACGCCATATAGTCCCAGATATGCGCAAGCTCACGCTCGTCAGGAACGAGGGATTTGCAATGGTCGAGCCATAGAGATATATCACCACCCAAATTTCCGCCACGAGATGAATCTGGGCGAGCGTCGCGCCACCGGTTGCCATACAATTCACCGTCACGCATAGCGATAACAGTGTCACCAGCAGCGAAGGTAATACCAGCAAGCACCTTAGCGCCCATTACCTGACGGTTCTCGTCAAAGCTCATAGCCGCTTCTACTTTACGGTCAGAGTGAATACTCTTGCACGACACATGACGATACACCGCGTTAAATGTCTGACGTGAAAATTCACGACGGTTTTGCAAATCGAAATAAGAATCGTCAGACATAACGTAGGCAAAGCGCTGATACCACTCTGCCTTCTCAAGCCGTGCGATTTCTTTCTGTTCAACTTCTGCAATGATAGCCGCCGCGTCAGTGCTGAACATATCCGACGGTTCGAGTTTGCCAATGGCATTGTGCATCACCTCCGCAAGGATTTCCTCACGAAGACCGTGTGAGTGCTTAGGTCCACCCATCTCAGCTACCCACGCGAGGTAAGTACGGCTGTCCCACGACGCGCAATGACCATGAAAGCAACAGTAGGCGCGGTTGAGCGGGTGGTATCTACCCATCAGTTGCCCATCAGTATGCTCGGCGTGGTTAGGGCAGACCACCCCAACCCAACCCTCAGCGTTAGCAGACTCCATCACGTCACCACGAGAAGCTAACCAGTCAAGCACTTCATCACTGCCTGTGTCAATGATAGCGATTGGACGCACAGACGCTGTGTCAGCATCAGACGGGTGAACGTCAAGCGCGTCACATATCTGCGCGAGGGCAAACTCACGCTCAGGATGAAATTCTACAAGGATAGACTGAAATGACGCGCGGTCAGGCTTCAAATTGACCGACGCAGGGAGACGAAAATTCCGCACAGGGTTAATTGCGCCACTGTCAGTGTAGCCAGCGTCAGCGATTGCTTTAATAGCTGCACTGAATTCACCTTTCGTTGGCATATCATCTAAAGCAAACGTGTAGCCCCATTGAAAATTCTGCGGTGAGGTTTCCATTATCCACGTCGGCTCAATGGGCGGGCGCAAACTCTTAGTGCCAATGTCATCTAGCACGAGAAACGCGACATACTCGCAGTTACCCGCACTCGCAGACGGTTTGCCATCTTTAAAGCGTGACGTGATAAACGACGCGGTATTGCCATACCACGCACCCTTACCATCGTACTTTGCTGGCAGGTAGGCAGGCCACGCGAATTGGCCGTTGTCTTTAGCTATTTGTTTGACCAAAAGGACGCTCTCGCCTTCAGGTGCTATTCTCTCTAAATACTTAACAAAATTCATTTTCCGTATCTCTCTAATGTTGAAACACCAACAGCTAACGGTAAGCCTTCTGCCCAAGCAGGCGCGCTACACATCACCGTTTCCAAGTCTTGCGCGGCGCTTTCCGCGTCTTCTTTTTTCACTTCTAAGACGATTTCATCGTGAACATGAAGCACGACAGTATGCCCGATTCGACGCAACGCGTCACGAAGTAAATCGTTAGCAATCGCTTGTGTAATATTCTCACAAGCAAGTCCAGCCCACAGCCTAGCTCGCGGCCATTCGACTGCATCAGCAGCGGGTTTCCACGCCGCTTTAGCGTAAGATACGCTACCATCTTCAATATACGCTGACGGGTAACACAGCACCCGACCCGAAGGCAGGGCGTACCACAAATTCACACCGTCAAACAGATACGTCACGCGCCCAGCGCTAAACTCACGTCCTTTGTGACGCATGGCGCACATATACGCCCGCTCAAGCTCACCCCAGTATTGCACCGCCCAAGTATTACTGCGACGCCACGCGTCAACCGTGCGCTTAGCCTCCGCTTCAGGCAGTGAGATACCATAGGCTTTGCCCATCGCGCCAAACGCGCCAGCGCCCCCCATATAGCCGCACGACAGAATAGCCACTTTACCAATTTGGCGTTGGTCAGGTGTGATGGCGTCCATCGGACGGTTAAAGATACCTGCCGCAGCGCGAATGTAGATGTCCTCTCCTGTGCGGAACACGTCAAGCACGTCTTCACTGCCATGCTGCAAACTTGCCCAAGGCGTCACACGCGCTTCGATACCTGCCCAATCTGCTACCACGAACACGTTTCCGTCAGACGGCATCAGCGCAGGGCGAAGCATACCTTTCAGAACGTCCGTCACGCGCTTGCCATGCACTGGAACGATGTTACGTCCCACAACCATATCATCACGCACTCGCTGTGGCTCTTTGGCACATTTACGCGTGAAGTTATGCACCTGCGCACCATACGATGACGCTCGACCAGTTGCACTGCCCCCATTAAACACAAACGCGCCACGCACACGGTGGTCTTCTAAGTCAGCAAGGTAAAGCAAACGGTTAAATTTAGCAACAGACGATGCCCACAAGTCATCAGCGCACTGAATTACCTCACCGACGCGCGGTGGGATTTCTTCAGGGTCGTCCATCAGCATTAGATTAGCGCGAACGCTTTTATCGATGGAATACTTCTCACCGTTCCACATCAGCTCACGCGCGGCAGGGCCGACACGCTCAAGCACCCACTCACGCATCTTAGGTGAACGAACGGACTTAATTGCCCCGTCCGTTAGCTCCACGACACGCGATTGGATTTCCTCAAGCTCAACACTGGCGTAACGCATTGCGGCGCGGCACAGGTCAACGTCCACCAAAACACCCGCGTCGTTAATGCGCTCATTGACGTGATAATCCGCAAGCTCGTCATCAGTCAACTGACGCAGTGCCGTAGACACTGCTCGCATAGTCCGCACGTCTTGACGGCAATACTCAATTAGCTCAGGTAGCAATTTGGTGTTGAATGGTGGAGTGCAGCACTGCTTGACTAGCATCTTGCCACGATGGTCTTTGCGCATCTCGCTAGAGATAGCACGACCAACGTCTTCAAGACTGCCCGGAAGACAATTAGCGCGGGCTTGCACAGCCGTGCAGTAAAACTGCTCTAGCTTAAAGTCTATCTGAAGAACGTACCAAAAGATTAGCCGCTCAAAGGCGGCGTTATGGGCGCGTATCTGACCCGTGTAGTTGCGCACGTCATCGGGGAACGGCAAGTCAGGCATCCATGTTTGCACATCACCGTCATCGAAAGCGTAGCACATACACAGCACGTCAGTAGTCAGGTCTTGCGCGTAATTGTAGACGCCGTGTTTTGGCAGGTCACATTCGCTTCTTGTTTCAAAGTCAATATATAGCATAAAAAAAGGCGGCCTTTCAGCCGCCCCTCTCCTTATCGGTTATGCGCGTCTGCGGCGGGTGGTAGGCGCTTCATCCTCGACAGCTTCTTCTTTTGGTGCAGGTTCACCGTCTAGGCTAATCCACTCCACGATGTCAAACATTGGTGTGTAAATACGCCCGTAGGCTTTGTGTTGATAATGTTCTTTGCCCAAAGAAACAACTGCAACAGGCTTTGTTTGGTCTGTTTCAACTTGGTTGGCTATGTTGACAGCTAGTGTTTGCACTGCGCGTTTACCGCCAACGCTAGTCACTGTGTAGCGTACTTCTTCACCTTTGTCTTCGCCATCAATACATTTAAGCGAAAACCCGACTTGCGTTTCCCAACCACGTTTAGCAGCGGCAGGCGCAGGGTCTAGCTGTGGCAATGGCTCAGTGACGCTGACCATTTTTTCACCTAATACTTCACCTTCACCCCACGCAATAAAACCATGCGTAAAGCTGAACGGATTAACTGCCCAAATGCTGTCATTGTCTACTTCAGTTTCTGACGCGCCATATACCCAATGGCCTGTTCTATCCATTTTAAGTATAGTGACGCCGCCAGCCGTGCTGGTGTCGGTTTGAAGGTTGCGAAGCGCAGATGAAATTGAATTTACTGCTGGAAGGTTGGCGTTGCCAAATACGGTTAATGATGTCATTTTAATTTACCTTTAAAGTTTATTGAGGGCATTTGTTAATTGCTGCCCGATTAATAAGACAGTAGGGCGGGGGTCACTTTCGTGCGCCATCGTACTGCCAGAAGATACTACTGCGACAACATCTGTTGGCATAGGCAGTTTCAGAACCTTTAATTTCTTCTCTGCCTGCGCCGGTGAAACTAATTTACTGTCATAGATGTCATCATTTGTTAGACCAAGCGCCAAAAGCGATTCTATTGCTTCTGACTCATTAGTCCATTTTCTTGTCCCACGTTTTGCAACCAATTTGTAGTTAGGGACAGGTTTGCCCGCTTCAAGCATTTGAAACGCAAGCGCTCTCAAATCGGTAATCCATTGATCCAGAATCTCTGCCTGTTGTAAATAGTTTGCAATAGAATCTGCATCAATATTATCAAGCGACGCCTGCAACGCTCTATCCACCTCACCTGTCATTAGAGGGCAAGTTGGTTTAGCTGCGCACCACTTGCAGTGCTTACCGCTAGCTAACGGCGCGTCAGGTGCATCAGACAAATCGATAGCCTTCTTAAGTGTATTTTCAAACTCTCTAATGCGCTTGAAGGTGGTTTTCCAGCGCTTGACCGACGGGGGCTGAACAATCACAAGCTCAATAGACGCCGCGCCATCAAATACCCATTCTAGCCCTTTTGTGCGCATAGCGGCGGCAGCGTAGAACATGAGCTGTTCGTTCTCCTCTACTTCAACGCTAACGCCACTGCCAAACTTCCAATCAAGGATAACAGCGCGGTCACCCAGTCTGCCAATGAGGTCAACGCTACCAAACACGTCAGGCAAGAAGTCACCGTAGCTAACATTAGCTTCAACAGTAAATTCCATCGACTTAGATGGGTCAATTTCATCAAGCGCCGCCAACGCCGGTTCAATCTTTTCTTTTGCAAGCTCAGTTGTCATATCAATGCCAGCATAAGACAAACTGTAAATGTTGAAGTTATCTTCAGTCAATAACTTTTCCATTGCAAGGTGGCAAAGCGTGCCTTCATCGGCAAACGATGACGACGGTTTAGGCGGCATTTGTTGCACCAACTTTACGCTGGCAGGGCAGGCAATAACACGTTTGGCGGTGCTACCGCCGGCGATACTTGAATGGCTCATTTTGTTTCTCCTCGTAGTTCATCAGCTTTTTCTTTAAGTCTGTCGATTCTATCTAGCAATGTTTCGTCCAGTGGTTTTATCTCACTTAACCCTGCAATCGCTAAATCAAGTAGCACTAAAAATTCAGCAGTCGCATTGATTCGAGTTTCATCTTTCATTTCTTTTCCTCTAATTGTTTAAAGAGATTGCAGTATATCAAAAAAAGTTTGCAAAGAAAAGTTTGCAATGATAAACTTTAGCCATGTTAGAAAAAGACGTTGAAAAATACTTAGTAAAAGTCGTCAAAGAGCTTGGCGGCAAATCATATAAGTTCACCTCTCCAGCGTGTCGGGGAGTGGCAGATAGAATCGTGTGTCTACCAAATGGGACTACATGGTTTATTGAGCTTAAAACCGCAGGCGGCAGTCTGTCAGCACTGCAAAAAGTCTTTGCATCAGATATGAGCAAACTTAATCAAAAGTACGCTTGCCTCTGGAGCAAAGAAGACATTAATAGTTGGAGAGAGAACAATGATTGAATTTGTACAACCAATGATTGAATTTTTACAGTACCTTGATGAAAGCAATTTGACATACCTTATTATGCTGTTTTGTTTCTTGCTAATGGCGCGATTGCACCTTAATGCGCTAACTGAAATTGCACGTCTTCGCAAAATCATGAAGCAGGTGATGAAATGAGCGCAACTTTACTGCTTACATTAAGTTTCTTAACCGTCGACACCAATATCGACAAGCGAGGGCGCACAACTACGCATGAAGTGATTGCGTACACAAGCGTCGTAATACCGTACGACAACATGACTGCCTGCAACAACGCCAAACAAGAGTATAGCTTTGCAGTAGGCGCGTATCAAATGTTCAAGCGCCCTACGCGCATTATTAGCGCGATTTGCAATGATAGTAAAACGGGGGTGGTTGAATGACCGAAATAACTTTAAAAGCCTATTGTGAAGCGCATAACTGCTCGCGCTCAGGCATGGACTACCATATTCGTAAAATAGGGATATTTCCTATTGGCAGTATGCGTTTATCCGAAGCAGGCGCACCGACATTCTTGTGGAACGTTAAAGATTTAGACGAAGTTAAAAGTTTAATCAGAAGGAAAAGAAAATGAAAAACGACCTTATATATATCGCTATTGGCGCGTTCTTGATTGGCGTTATTGCATCAACGCTGACAATATACGCCACACATAGACATTATTACGAAATCACCAAGACAACAATTGGAGAGTTTATTATCCATGACGGGCGCATCTACTCAGTGTATGAAATGGAGCGCAACATTCGTGGGGAGATGGTAGCAAAATGACTAAAGAAGAATTATACAAGCGCCTAACAATGGCACAAAAGAACAAAAAGGAGCTGAAAAAAATTAAACTTCAACTCCTCAAAGAAATCGAGCAGTTGAAGTTGATGCTGAGAGCATTGGAGGAAGGGTAATGGAAATTGATGATGTTGCAGCGCTCATGTTTTACATTGGCGTACTATCTTTAACGGGGTTATGGCTATGTCATTAGTTAAGCCTGTAGCTCCAGTATCACCTGCACCAACAGCCGTTGATTGTAAGCATGACCACTGGCGCGTATATAATAGCCTTGGCTACCGCGAGTGTGACCGGTGCAAAGAACAAAGACCCATTTTTAACGACATAAGACATCAAAGATGAACATTTCACAAATATTCATAGGGTTGTCACCCTTCTTAAAAGACAGATTTACAAGCGAAGTATTTACGCTTGGGCTTATTAACGAGCTAAACGAACAGCGCTTTCGTGCTAGATGCCGACGCCTGATACGTCAGCACAACGGCGAAACGCGCAAACTATACAAAGCACTAAACAACTTATCCTTTAGTGACAGATTACGATTTTTTGATGTGGTGAGTGGACATGAAGGATAAAGATTTAGAAATAATAAGAGCAGCGGTAAAGTACAACAGTACAACCGGTAACTTTTACAAAGGCGGCGCATCTACGCCTGCTGCGCTTAACTGGAAAAACAAAAACGCAACAATCAACGTTAAAAAAAATGGGCTGCACTCTAACTTTTCAGCATGGAAGGTTGCCGTGTTTTTAGCCTACGGTTGGTACCCTGCGCAGGCAGACGCGGTAGAGTATTTAGATGGCAACCCAACTAACCTACGCATTAGCAATATCAGAGTTGTTAAAACATCTGAAGACGAAATGACCATGATTGACTTCTGCGACGAAAACGACTTGCGGTACCCTAGCGTGTCAGCGCTTATGCGCGGTGAGCCGTTTACTCGCAGAGTAGTAAACGGGTATTCAAGAGCGTATTTTAGCAAGAGATTACTAGAAACAAATTGCGCTAAATTACTTGCTAAGAAAATTCGCGATGAAGAAATAAGAGAAAAGCCTAAAAAACGGCCAATGGGCAGACGCCGAAATGAACACTTTATGGAATTCTTGAGAACGCACACTATCGTGCCTAAAGGTTGGGAGATGACATTATGCTAAAAGGCGACTCAGTACACGCAGGCGACCCAGTAGACGCGCCAGCGCATTATCAAGGTGACAAGATGCAGTGCATCGACGCAATGCAAGCAATGCTAAGTGTTGATGAATTTAGAGGGTATCTGCGCGGTAATGTTTTTAAGTACCAATGGCGATTTAGAGAAAAGAACGGGCTTGAAGATTTGCGCAAAGCACGGTGGTATTTAGACAGGCTAATCAAATTGGAGAATTTCTAATGTACGCATTTAAAGGCTATCCAGTAGACCAAGACCCAACCATCAAAGCGCTACGCGGCGAGGACATGGAAAACTACATGAATTTGCTCAAATGGCTAGACACCGTGCCGTTTATCCCCTTGAAGGTAAGCGACATCGTGCTGCCTTGGCGGGATAGATGAAACCAAAGCTCAAAACGATGAATGGGGTGTGGATATGCTACACCCCTTGCTGCTCCATTCCAATGATGGCAGACCACCCCAAAACGGCGTATTTAAGATGGAAATTTATCAATGCTAAGACCCAATCAGATAGAGGCTGTTGCCTTTTTGAGCCAAATAGACAAAGGAATGATTCTTGCCCCCGTAGGGGCAGGGAAAACAGCAATAACACTGACAGCCATGACAGAGGCGCTCGACACGGGCAGAGTACGCCGGTTCTTAGTGATAGCACCAAAGCGTGTCTGCACGGATGTGTGGACGATAGAGCCAGCGAAGTGGGCGCCAAGTCTGACCGTATCTATCGCCGTTGGCTCTTACGCGCAGCGGCTGAACGCGTTTAACAAACCGTCGCAAGTTGTAGTGACTAATTACGAAACGCTACTGTCTACGCCGCCTTTAGTTGGGTTTGACGGAATAGTGTTTGACGAGCTAACTGTTCTAAAGAACCCATCGGGCAAACGTTTTAAAGCACTGTTTGCTTTAATTAAAAATTTTAAAGTCAGATGGGGGCTTACCGGCTCGTTTACCAGCAACGGTCTTATAGATGTTTTTGGGCAGTGCAAAATAATCGACGAAACTTTACTTGGTAAGTCTAAAACGGCGTTTTACCAAAAGTATTTCATTATGCTTAATAGAGGGTATGTGGAATGGATAGCTAAAGCAACGTCTTTAGCTGAAATAATGGAAGTTATTAAACCGGCTACCTATCTTATAGATACGCAAGAGTATATGGACACTTTGCCGCCGTTAAACGTCGTACGCGTAAACTGCACTATGGACATGAAAATGTACAATAAAATGAAAAACGATTTTATTGTTCAGTTTGAAGACATAGAAGTTAGGGCGATGAACGCGGCAGTAGTTGTATCTAAACTACAGCAAATGGCCAGTGGATTTCTATACTCTGAAGATGAAACAGCATGGTTCTCACGCCACAAGTTTGACCGTCTTGACGAGATTCTTGAAGAAAACCAACACGCAAACACTATTGTCGTGTACAACTTTCAGGCAGAGCTTGAAGAACTTAAGCGCCGGTATCCTAAAGCGCAAACAATCGACCAGCAAGGTGTTATATCGGCGTGGAACGCTGGGCGAGTGGAATTACTGCTTGTTCACCCTAAGTCCGCAGGGCATGGGCTAAATCTTCAATTTGGTGGCAATAAAATGGTCTTCCTGTCGCTTCCGTGGTCGCTGGATAGATATGAGCAGACTATTGGACGGTTGCACCGTAGCGGGCAAAAGAGCGCCGTATATTGCTATGTACTGCTAACAAACAAAACCGTAGACGAGCGCATATTCGCAAGTCTGCATGACAAACGCGCAATTTCAGATATTGCCTTAGAGGAATTAAAATGAACAACTTAACATGGCGTGACATCTTCTTTAATTTAAACAATTACACAGAAGACGAATTACAGGGGATGATTGAATCAGAGCGTCACGGTAAACGTAGACGCTCTATATTGGTGCGGTTGCATCAGCGCTACTGCATACTTCGCGCTAATCGTGAACGTGACGAATTACTCGCTTAAAAACAATTCTGCTTCCGCATTTCTGCGTCGAGTAAGCCCAGCTAATACTTTACCGCCGGCCTTGTTCCACCGCAGAAATTGCTCTGCTATTTCAGATTTAGGTTCTTTTGCTTTTAGCATCTTAACAAGCGTTGACGAAACTAAATTCCCGCTGCCAATGTTATAGCAGAAGCAAACTAGCGCATCGTATTCATTTTGGGTTAGCGGTTCGCCAATGGCGTTGACGGTATGCTCATAGGGCGCTAGCGTCTGCGCTAGTAAATGCAACGCTGCTGCTTCGCCCGGCAATGCCTGATTAGCTTTCACGGGTGTTCCATCCGCATAGCGAGTTGAGCCTATGCCTATTGTCCAAACACCCGCAGGGCATTTATAGCTTTGCAGTTTACAGCCTTCAAATTCTTTAATTAGGGCTAGCCCTTTCTCACCTATCTTCATTTCTTTCCCCGTAGCAATAAAATAGTTGTTAGCTTTTGTGTCAGCCGTATCATGTCGTTGTCAAGAACCCGCACTTGGTCGATTAGCTCAATTAGCGCGTCTGTGGCTTCTTGCAGGATAGGCTTTACGACGGTGGTCGCCCAGAGCCAGACAAAGTAGACAATATAGCCCATACCACCAGCAGCGATAATTGGGAATCCATATTGGTTAATATATTTAGCGATAGCATCGGCGTCCATTAGTCTTTCCTCTCAGCGGGAGGTGGTCTTGGTCTGTCTTTCTCTTGCGGTATTTCAAGCGCCGTAGACGCTAATTCATCAATTCTAACGATGTCATGCGACATAGCCGTAACACGTCTATCTAGTTGCTTGATAATGCCAATCAGACTTTTAATCTTCTCAAGCACACTATCAAGCAGGAATTTCTGCGTCAGATAGACAAAATACATTCCGCCAGTCGCCGCCGCAATAGGAAACCCTACGTCCGAAGCGAACTGTAAGAATTCCATTATTTACTCGTCCACCAAGCAATGAAAGAGAACAACGCGCCAACCGTAAAGACGATACCGCCGATAAAGCCCTTGTAGCGCGTCTGCTCGGTTTTCATCTCGTCAAGCGCGGCTATGATAGCGTCTAGCTTTCTCCCTCTGTCTTCAAACACTTCTTCTAGCGCATCAATGCGCTGTTCTACTTTAGCTAAACGGCAGGCTTCGTCGGGCATCTCGACCTCACTTTAAGAATCGGAGTTTATAAAGGACAGTAAAATAAGTTTCCATAATACCATCGATTAAGTTTTGAATTGGCGTGTCGTCTTTATCGCAGACTTTATAGCGGTTAGCGTCAATCCATTTCACTTGGTCTTTAAGGAAGGTTTCAATGTTTGCCACGTCAACGCTTGCGATAATCTCAACATCTTTGATTATCTGATAACTGCCTTGATACGCCTCCGCTAGACCGTCTGCCTGTTCAATAATTTCATGGTAGAAATCATTAAGCGCCATGTGCGCGGCAAAACTTCTAGTGCGGAGGTGTTCACGATGGGCGACATCCCTTGCAAGGAATAAGAGCGCGAGAAACTTACTCATCATCTTGTTTCTGCTTGTCTGTTTGCTCTTTCAAATCCACGAGGATTGGAAATGCGCCTGACGAGGTGGGTAGATTACCTAATACGCCTAAAATCGCGGTTGCTACTTCTTCTGTAATTTCCCAAGTAATCATTAGTTGCTCCAAGGTGTGCCGTTAGACAAAACAACTTTTTGATTCTCAATATGCGCGGCTAATTCTGAGTCTGCTAATGCTTCAGACTGTGTACCCACTAGCTTTTGAATCCACTCAATGACTTGCTCTTTAGTAAGTTGGTCGTAGGGGATAACATCGCTTGTTGGCGCAGGAAGCCCCGTAATAGAGTTAACCGTTACGCTGTCTGTGCCATCGGTAGCAGTGATTGAAAAAGTCACTTGATTAACGACGCCGTGCTGGTCGCTCTGTAAGCTAATAGGATTGTATGTGTAAGTGTTTGTCATGTTGATTCCTTATGCGTTGACCGCTTTAATTACTGCAAAATTGATAGTGGGTGCTTCGGTAACTGTTCCGCTAACAGCAGCTACATGAATTCCAAAAAAACCTGCCCCAACTGCATAGGGGATAATATTATACTTGTTGGATAGCCCAGATTGCATGGATAGAACAACGACGTCTGTTCCACTAACTGTACTGTTATAAACAAGAAACGACTGATATGTTGCTGACCCCGCCGCTGAAACTAAAGTAATTGAACCGTTGGTTTTATTAAGTGTTACGTCCGTCGTTCTTGATGTAGTTTGCGTAACCGTACCACCAGAGCCTGTAGTATAGCCTAATTTACCTGCTCCGAAAATATTAACGTCGCCGCTAAAAGCATTAGCCGCCGTACCCGACGCGTAGAAATTAAACCTGCCTGACGTGGCAGCGATATTGCCGTAGAACCCCGCGTTGTTAACCCCATCTACTAAAGAAGTATCGGCTAAAAACCCTGCTTGAAGCGTAATAGAAGACCCTGAGCCTTTTGTACCTTGCGCCGCTTTAAAGCCAGTCATTGTATTTACAGTAAACGACGCCGCCGCAGTGCTTAATATTGTATAGACCCCTGTAGCTAAACCGGTACTTGCTGACGCAAATGTAGGGTTAACGAGTTGCGCGGTAGAGTTTGTAACAACTGGAGTGCTACCAATAGTTAATCGTGAATTTGCGTCCGGTGAACTTGTACCAATCCCTACGTTGCCAGACGAGTCAATGCGCATACGTTCTGTTAATGTTGCGTTATAAAAATCACCAGCAAAGTTACTAAATGTAATGTTTGTTAAATACCCGTTTGTCCCTGCACCAGCCAATCCAATAACCGCTTTTTGACCAACGGTACTTAAATCACCCACTCCAAGTGTATAAGTAGCCAATCTACCTGCTGTCGTAGCCAGACTATTAAAGTTAATATTACCCTGTACCTCTACTTTATAGGATGCTCTTGGAGTTACACCAATCCCCAAACTACCAGCCAAATAGTTATCAGCTGTCCCTGCCATGTAGAGGTTATATCTAGTTGTACCAGCAGAGTAGTTTATACTCCCATAGAACCCGTAGTTGTTAGTTGCGCCTGTTAATCCAGAGCTAGCATAAAAGCTATACTGTGTCTGTACTGTCGCGCCAGAAACGCTTGCTTGGTCGCCTCTAAAATGGATTAGCTGATTAAATGATGCGCCAGTAGTAGCTCCAATATAAGAGTTAAATCCTACAACCTCCACTGTATTTGACGTTCCAGCGGACGCAGTTAGTGCAAACCCATAGCTGCTTGCCCCATCGTTTAAAGCTCTAGCTAAATATACACTAGCGGCTGAATTTGTACCAGCAATCCCCACCCGCCCTGCAAAATAATTATCAGCTGTTCCCGAAGCATTGATATTATATCCAGTGTTCGCAGTGAGGTTAATTTGCGCGGGGAATGTTGGTGCATTAGCAAATACATTTGCTCCTGTACCTGTTTCGTCGGTCAATGCGGCTGCAAGGTTAGCACTTGATGGCGTTTGAAGAAATGTGGCTACGTTTGCGGCAAGGCCCGATACGCCTGTCGATATAGGAAGTCCTGTGCAGTTAGTTAATGTACCACTTGTCGGTGTCCCTAAAATTGGAGCTGATAGCGTAGGAGAAGTGCTCAAAACAACATTACCTGACCCAGTAGATGTCGTAACGCCTGTACCGCCATTAGCCACAGGAAGTGTGCCAGATACACCAGTAGATAAAGGCAGTCCCGTACAGCTAGTTAATGTACCACTTGAAGGCGTACCAAGTGCACCGCCGGGCGCGACATAATCAGTTCCGGCTGTAGCTGCCGTGAAAGCACTTGTACCGTTACCTTTTAAAACACCTGTAAGTGTCGTAGCACCTGTGCCGCCATTAGCCACAGGAAGTGCTGTGCCGGACAGCGACACGGCAAGCGTACCTGTAGAGGTGACAGGAGAGCCTGTGACCGACAAGAACGAAGGGACTGTCATTGCAACTGAAGTGACTGTACCTGTGCCTGTTGGAAGGCTTTGCCATGTCGCGGCAGTACCGCTAGTGGCCACTAACACTTGACCTGTAGAGGGCGCTGTTGCGCTGCTAACAGAAACAATACCTGACGCTGTTTTAAGACCGTTAGCTGACGTAGCCGTTGTCGCTGACGCTGCGCTACCTGTTGTGTTTTGATTAAGCGTTGGGAACGTACAGTTAGATAAATTACCGCTTGATGGTGTACCTAAAACGGGTGTGATAAGCGTAGGCGAATTGTTAAGCACCACATCACCTGTACCCGTTGTTGTAGGAGCTGTTGAGCTACCTGTACCACCCTGCGCTACGGACAGCGGCGTTGTAAGCCCTGACAATGACTTAATGTCGCTGTTTGCGCCTGTTGATTCATCAATCTTAGCCGCTTGCTCATACCGCACTGCATCGCCTGCTACAGTGCCTTTAGCAAGCCCTGTTATCTTTTGATTGCCCATAGGCAATGGCGCTGTAGGGGGCGACTGCCCATCTCGCGTCACACAGTTGGTTAACGCTGTCGCAATATCCGACGTTGTTGCATTTTGAACCGTTGAAGAAATAGGCGTGTTAGTGGCTACCGGATTTCCCGACGGTAGACTGTATGTTCCTGAACCATTAAAAGGCATTATTTTTCTCCTGTTATTGAGGTGACTGCGCCAGCAGCAGTGCGTGGTAGAATTCTACCATATTGCAATGCCCACGCCGAATTTGTTTGAGAAGGGCCTTGTTGCGCTCTTTCTAGCGCATTAGCAAACGCTTCAGACGACATTAACTCTTTAGACAAGCGGTCTGCAATAGACTTATCAGCAACTTTTATTAATGATGAATGAACCCATTTAGCTACTGACGCCCAAGTAGTTAATGAAAACGGCGTAGCGGGCGTTGATTGAGTAGCTAATTTAGCAGTCCCTTCACCGGCTTTAAGCCCACGTTCCGCTAATAAATTAAATTTCTTATTGTCGTTAATAGTTGCCATTATATCTTCTACGACGCGTTTAACTTGCGGTTTACCTTCAGTCAAATTGTCCAGCGCTTGCGCGGTGTCATAAGGGTGCTTAGGCGTGTCTTTTTTAATACCTTCAATCATAGTTTGAATATGCGCAGTATCTTTAAAATCAGCTAGTTTAGCCGCGCCTTCTTCTTTACCGTAAGTAGATTTTAATAGCGTCGCAATGCGCGGGTTTTCTAAAGCCGCATTTACTTTAGCACCTGCTTTATCTGCGCCTGCTGTGATAGGCTCAAACGCATTGCTAATGACTTGCTTTGCCAATTCAGGTTTTGCTTCAGGCGTCATTTTGTGTAGTATGCGCCCCATTACGCGAGCGTCAGCGTTAACGGCTACTTTAGCCAAGTTCGCTGCGTCAGTTGCGCCGTTTAAATCTTTAGCTGATTTGCTAATAATACGCTGTTGATTAGCAACCGATTCATCTACCACTTTAGGGATTGCTTTAACTTGCTCGCCAAGCGCCGCTTGATTTGCTTCGATAGGTTCAAAGTTACGCACGATTTCACTTAGCCGATTTTGAATTCCCGCTCCAGTAGAATCAAGCGTTTTTAGAGCTTCTCGATTATCTTTTAAAAATTTATCTGCGGATTTGCCGCCTTGCACAACTTCGGCGTTAAATTTACCCTCAACGCCTGTTGCGATAGCTTGTAGCGCTTCGGGGTCGTTACCAAACGCGCGAATAAAATCCGCCGCTCTATCTGGTTGAAGCATCCGCTCCGTTACATCTGACGGGCTTATTTTAGGGCGAGCGTTACTTGTCTGACGCGTTAAATTAGAAACGGCGCCTTCTTTAAACGGCTCTGCAACAGTTGTTCTGTAAAGCTCATTGGCTTGGTTAAAAACGGTTCGCGCTTCAGAAGGCGCGTGTGTAGCGATAGATTCTTCAATACCCTGTCTTAATAAATCTAAGTTAGCTATGGTAAGCCCTGCTTTAGGGTCGCCTTTAAGATTTCTTGCTTCTTTTAATACGACACTGCGAAGCTCTTTAAGGTCTTCCAATTTAGCCGCATGAGGTATGCCCTCAGACGTCTTTTTCATTGGATTGCCTCTGGCGTCAAGAATTGCAGGACCTTCTTCGGCTTTTTGTTTAAATACGGTAAGCGCTTTATCTGTTAAAGGGGCAGTATCTTTATTGATAGCGGTAGAAATTTTATCTGCTATTTGAGATGCTTTATCAATTAACGGCTGAACACTGAAAGGCTCAGGCGCAAGCTCGTAGGCTTGTTTGTATATAGGGCTTACTAGAGCTTTAGCTTCATCTTCTAGTGCTACTTTACGCGCAGCGATAGACTGCCCAATTTCACGTTGAGCAGGTTGCGCAACTGTACTAGCTACCTGCTGCTTGGCTTCTTCAAGTCCTGCCTGTTGTGTTTCGGCTTGGCGCAATAGTTCGGCTGTGCGAGCCGCTTTAGTATCTTCAAGCGCTCCTTTCTGCGCAATTTGCGCGTCACGCACGTTTTGATATGGTGCATTAGCGCTTACGTTGCTAACAGGCAATTCACCTTGGTGCAACGCATTAAGCGAGCTTTGCGCCTGATTAACTCTTGACGCTAATGCTTCTGCTTCGGCGTCGCGTTTAAGTATCCAAGAGCTAGGGTCAACTTTTTCTTCTGATGCTCTAATAGACGCGGCTATTTCAGGAGAATCCATAGCTACTGCAAGCTGCTCTGGAGTCAGTCCTTTGTTACGCAAGCGGTCAATTAACCCGCCCATTGTATCTTTACCTCCTGCTAAAGACTCCAGTTTTCTGTTTAGTATTGCTTCACGCCCTGCTTTAGTCACAGGTTCTGCAACCTTACCTAAAAACCGTCCAACAGGCGCAAGCGTCGCTGACGCAGCGCCAATTCCAGCGCCAAGTCCAGTATCTAAAACACCCATATTATTCTCTGGTGCAATAATTTGCCCAGTGACGCCTTGCGTAGTCGCGCCGCCTAAAGTTCTGTAGCCTAAGTCTTTAACAAAATCACCTTCAACGACGTTTTTAGTGCCGCCATATTTAAGTGCGGTAGCTAACTGTTCGGGTATTTTTGATTTGCCCGCTGCGCTTAACATATCTACCGCTTTACCTGTTACACCTAGGTTTGCTAATTTTTCAGCCGCCAAGCTAGGTAACTTAGCCCCTCCGCTAACAGCTTTTCCAAGCAAACCCCCAACAGGAAGGGTAGCAATCGATTCGCCGACTACTTGCCCAACACCAAAAGGGTCACTTTTAGTATCTGCGCCAAGGCCGCTTAACTTAGCTTCAATAGCGGCTTTGTAGTCTTGCGCAGTTGAGGTTTTATTAGGCGCAATTAAAGAGTTTAAGTTTTGTTCTTTTTTAGGTAGCGCATGAACAATATCGGCTAAATTAATAGCCGTGTCAGCAGCGCCTTGTGCTGCCCCAGCGTAAATATTACCGATGTTTTGCCCAGTGGATTTAAGGTACTCTATGGCGTCTTGTGTAAGTGTTGGCGGCGCTTCTTCGGCAAACCGTTTAGGTGCTGCCGGTAATTCTTGAGTAAAGTCTTCCCAAGGCATATTTTTATTAGCTGGCGCTTGCGGCGCAAAATCTTCCCACGGCATAGACATTATTGCGCTCTCCAACTAGCTGGATTAGATAAATCACCCCCAAGATAAACATGACCTTTGTACACTTCCCCCGGTTGAAGCGATTGAGGTTTCGCCGGCGCTTGTTGTACTGGCGCTTGTTGTATTGGCGCTTGTTGTTGTACTGGCGCTTGCATAGGCATTTGTTGCTGTACTGGTCGTTGCATAGGCATCTGTTGCTGTACTGGTAGACGCGTAGGCGCGGTAGGAACAGGTGATTCCCCACCTAACGCTCCTCCAATAGCAGGGCGTTGGTCTTTAGGAACTGCCGACAAAACCCCCTCAATAGCTGACTTTCTTGAAGCCGCTTTTTGTGCTAAAACTTCCGCTGAATCTTTTGGCTGAGGAAAATAAATTCGGTCTGCCGCTTCAAACTCATTAGGGTCAATCTTAGCGCCCGATTCTTTACGCAATTTGGCGTGGATAAAAGATTCTTTTGCTTGTTTTAACAACTGTTCGTTTACAGGGAGCATAGCTGTAGCCGCACCCCCTAAAATAGGGATGTTTGTGACACCTTCACTAGCTTTAAGTTTCCAAGGGGCGTAGTTAGTCCCAACTTTCTCAATAACAGCATCCGCGTCTTGCATACGAGTGCCATATTCTAAAGAATTAGACGCTGCTTGGCTTAACCCTTTAGTAGCTTTATTTGTTAAATCACTAGGCAGGTTAGTAGCAGGTTCATATTCACCTGTTTTTCTATTAAACCTACCTCTTTCGCCATTTTCAAAAGTTACCGGAGCATACGATGACTCCCCGCCGCTAGTATTTTGACGTAAACTTGCCGCCAAACTAATATTTGCTGCTTGTTGCGCGAGTCTTTCATCTTGCATATTCTTTAAAAAGATTCGCTGTTCTTCAGCGCGGGTAGCTCTTTCTTCGGCGTTTGCAGCGGCTATTTCTTTTCTGTTTTGCAATGCTTCTTGTTTAATTTCTTTATCCTGCTGCTTACCGTACATGAACTGCTCATGCGCTTGCAGTGGCGCGGCGTATTCTGGCGCAACGGGAATTAGACTGCTAATAGCGCTCATTCGTTGGTCAGGCGTTAAATCTTTTGCAGGTTGTTGCGTAAACTCTTGGCGAGGAACCGTTTGTGGTTGTTCATCTCCGGTAACGCCCGCCCACAGTTTACTTCCCCAAGAAGGTGTTTGCTCAGGCGTTGCAAGGCTGTCGCGCATTTCTTGTGGGATAGGAAGCCCTGCTTGCAAAAGACCATTAGCCAAGGCTTTGTTTCTGGTCATTTCTGCCTTATCCAACTCATTCTGCGCCGTGCCTTCTTGATAGCCGCCGATAAGGTTTTTGACCGCGCCTAGGATAGCGCCGCCAGTATTGGGGACGTACCACCCACTGACCATTTGACCTGCGGCTACATTGTCACCTTGTTCTTGTAACTTGCGAGCTAAAGCAATTCGTTCTTTAGCGCCAAGCACCTTTTCGTCATATAAACTAGCCATTAGAGCCTCCAAACAGCCCGTTCCACTTATTCTGTATCCCTTGCATAAAACTGCCTTCGTCAGGTGTTTTAGCTTGCATACTTGCAAATTGAGGGTCATATTGACCAAATTCATCAGCATACTGTTGCGCGTCGCTTTTGCCTGCCGCTTTAATATCTTGATAGCCTTTGGCAAGCGCGTTAGCGTTACTCATTATAGATTGCGCAGAAGGCGCGCCGCCATAATGTTGCGCTTGCGGTTGGTTTCTAAGCGCTGCCACCAGCGCTGCGTGTTGGTCTTCACCTAGCATCATTACATTAACCCCAGCATTTCATAATTAACCATTTTAAACCCACTTGGGTGCATAACGATAGCTTCTGGCATAACTTGTTCCACTTCGTCCGCCATAACACCGGCGAACGGTTGCCCCCACAAGTAATCCCATGTGTAAAGCCCAATACCAAGAATGTGTGTGCCAATACGTTTAATGTTCTTTTTAAGCCTTCTATCAGACTTAACCGCCGCCCCAATACCTGCGCCGCCAAGCGCGCCCCCTGCGCCAATTAACGAGCTAGTTAATTGTGAGCTTGCCGCCATTTGCGCATTATAGAGTCCTTGGTCGTATTGCCCCTGCGCTGTTGCCGCACCAAGCATATCCGCCCCTTGCCAGTTTGCTAACTGTCCGGGCTGTGATACACCCACTGAAGGTAAATTAGCCGTTTGCATTTGCGAGCCACTGCGCACTGCGTTCAGCATATTGATTGGGTTTTGCTGAATCATTTGCTGTTGTTGCAGGTCTTGCGCTGACGCGGCATTGTTTTGCTGTGCGCCTTGCAAACCTTGGTTATACAGCGTCGATAACTGTTGATTATTTAAATTAGCATTAGCAAGCCCTGCGTTAAACGTCTGTAATTGCGCGTTGTTGAGCGCTTGTTGATTAGCGCTTGCCATACCAAAGTTTTGCGCCACCGCAGCGTTCTGTGCTTGCTGATTGGCTTGGTTCTGACCAAATTGCTGTGCTTGTGACGCATTAGCAAACGTGCCAGCGCTTAAATCTTGATTAAACGCTTGTTGTTGCGCGGCGTTCTGCGCTTGTTGCGCCGCTTGGTTTTGCGCGTATTGCTGTGCCTGCGCTTGGTTAGCAAACTGCGTTGTACCTAAGTTTTGATTGTACGCTTGCTGTTGCGCAGTGTTCTGCGCCTGTTGCATCGCTGCATTTTGACTAAATTGTTGCCCTTGCGCTTGATTAGCAAACTGCGCATTAACCAATGCGGTAGTATTATTCTGCCCCACCGCTTGATTACCAAACCCTGCCGCAGCCAACCCTTGGCTAAATTGCTGACCAAGCGCTTGATTATTGGCTTGTTGAGATGCAATATTCTGCGCGTTGTTTTGCCCTGCCGCCGCGTTTGCAAGCGACTGCGCAGTCACATTCTGCCCAAATTGTTGCCCTAAAGACTGATTGCCAAATTGAGCGCCTTGAAGACCCATTCCAAACATACCTTGCGCCGCTGAAGTTGCGCCGCTAATAGCGCTGTTTCTGGCTGATTCGTAGGCTTGCTGTTTTTGGTTATTAAAATTCAACATGGCGTTGTTATACGCTTCACTTCCGCGAGTGATACCTTGGTTAGCCAGTTTGCTTTCTAACTGCTGTTGCTGTTGGTTAAATTGCGGGTCAAGATACTGCGTATTAGCTTTATATAGCGCGTCAGAAGTCTGCTGTTGCAATAACTGAGGGTCAAGCCCTAAGTTAGTTTGCAATTTAGCGCTATTATTCTGGTCTGCGGAGAGCGCGCCTGCATTTTGATTTGCGCCCACTGAAGTCTGAATCTTATCTGCGTTGTTGGCAAGCGCAGTCTGCGCGAGACCTGTAGCGCCTGTTTGATTTGTGATATTCCCCGCCGCTGCAATTTGACTTTGAATATTACCTGCGTCATTAAAGCGATTTTGAATTGCGCCTGCGTCAGCAATATTACTTTGAATATCCCCACGGTCACTCAAACTTGCTTGAATATCGCCTGCGTCAGCGACTTGATTTTGAACGCCTGACGTGTCAAGGCCGCCTCCAGCAAACTCACCGGCTACATTGGTCGTCATTCGCCCAGCGGTAGACTCTGGCGCGCCTTGAATATCAAAGTTTTGGGATATATTGTTCTGTAGCGCATCGCTTACTTTATTGACACCTTGCGACGCAAGGTCAGTAAGCCCCATATTGACGGCTTGATTTTTGTCAAAAATGTACTGGTCGTTAGCGCCTAATGTTTGCTGTTGCGTCCATTGTTGCGGCAAATATGTTGTATCAAATTTGGCTGGCAACGCTCCTGTTGCCGCATAGGTTGCTTTTTGCGCAGGCGTCAGTTTAGACTGGTCAAAGGGCATATTGCCCCATTTGTCTGCTTTTGCAGGGTTGTTGTAGTTAACGCCCGTTGAGCCTTGTGAAATCTTATTGCCGCTTGCGTCAAGTTTATATGTCCCGTCAGAGTTCATCGCATACTGCGTTGGCCCTGCTTGGTTGGTCATATTACCCATTTGCGCTGCAAGCGCGGCGTTTTGATTGCCTGACGCCGTAGCTTGAGCGGCGGCTTTATAATCTGGTGCGGGAGGTGCGGATGGTTTTCCCATGTTTAATGTCCTTTGGTTTTTACATTAAACTAGGTTGCTAGTTTATCTGTACTTATTTAATAATTTGCATTGATGGGGGTACATTGTAAGGATATGTAAATCGCCGTCAATACCTGCGTCTTTTATAATGTGGTCAGTTTGAAAGCCACAATTTGCACTAAACTTTAGCGACTTTGTATTGCTTGAATCAACTACCGTTGCAATTCGCTTCAACTTTAGTTGATGAAACGCATATTCAAAGCAAAAGCATAAGAAATCAATATCTAATCTCCCTGATATACCTATGTGAAGCTGCGCGGACGAACCGTTACAATCAGTGCAAGCCACGCAAGCGACTAGCCTACCGTTTCGCTCAAGGCCTATAAATTGCCCTGTGTCGGTAGAGTATGTACCTCCGGTAACGTTTGATATGTAGGTCGCCAATTCCTTTTGTCGGTCAACAACTATCATTATAGTACGCCACCGCCTTCAAATACATAGTCTGTTGCATAATAGCGGGTGTCGCACGTTGAGCTTGAAGTTTTAATTCGATAGGTTCCATAATGCCCCATGCCTGACGCCATTTGCCATCGTGTAAACGGAGTGATATTTCCGCCCCAAGAGCAGTCATCCCAAAGCCCAACGTCCCATATACCCTCAACGGTAGATAAAGAGTTGTACGGCGCGGGAGGCGCAGATACAAGGTCAAAATCAAGATTCATCTGTCCTGAAAAAGCAAACGAATGGTCATACCCCATCGATACGCGAGCCATTGTCCATCGTTTTATCTGACTTTGACTTCCAAAAGATGAAAAAGCAGGGAGTAAATCAGTGGATATATCTGCACCATTGTCGTTTTGGCCATCCCAAAATTTATACACTTTGTTGCCGTTAGCAAATAAAAGTTCATTATCGACAAATGTCCAGCACGTTGCGTTAACGTTTGTAAATCGTGACCATGCGCCGCTAATTGTGTTCATTACATACTGCTGAAACTCGGTTGAGCTAATGGGAACATTCACAAACAGCATATTATTGGGTGGGTTTAACACCACTTGCCAGCCGTAATTGTCCGCATAGAGTGTAGTCGCGTCAGTAATGCGCTGCTGAATTTTGTTTGTGATAGATGTTTTGACGTTAACTCGGCTAGACATTAGCCACTGAGATAAAGGGACTAGCCCATCTTTGTTTAAAAGTAGTACATCTCCGCCGTATTTTATGGTGCAGTTACGACCAACAGGCGAGCCTGCATAATAAATGCCGTTAAGCGACCATGTAGACGCGCTGGAAGGGTCTGTGCCACTAAACACGGCAATCTCACCTGCTGTGGTAATGACGATAAAATAGTCGTCCATACCGTTACCTGCGTCCAGCGTCCATGTATCAATTTTAGCTATACTTCCGCCTTGAACAAATAATGGCGCAAAGTCATACGCTGTGGCTGCGCCTGCAATAGCGTCAACGCCTAAATACCAGCATTTCATGCTGTTCTTTTGCGTTAGCCATACGCGTCTATGATGGACTAATATGTCAATAAGTAGGCTAGTGTCAACGCCAGTAATAGCATAAGTTGATGATGTTCCGGTAACAGAATACCAAGTAGACCCGTTGTAGATTAAAAGATTATCTGCGCCATTTACCGCCATAGTAAATGAACCACCGCTAGTAGACACTTGCCCAAAATGCCATCTTGCGTTGGTAAGCCCTGTTACGGCGGTGGTAGGAGAAGCAGGCGTTTTAGTCGTTATATCCCAAATAGTTGCCGAACTTCCCGAAATAGCCACTGCAAAGCGTGAGATTTGTCCGCTTTGCCCTTCATAGGTAATAAACGACTCAATCGTACCTGTAATGCCGCTAGACCATAGTGTATAGCCTTTGCGCGATTGCAATTCAGTAGGCAAACAAAACCAGTTATCAATGATGACTGCCTCATTAGGCGACATCGTTGCTAATTGATTGACCGCGTTCCACCCGCCGATTGGCGCTGTGACAGTGACGGTATTTGATGATTGGCGTTTAGGACGTAGCATTACAGTGAGCCTTCTACAATTCTGCCATCAGGCAAAGTAACAAATGTCTTTTTAGCCTCTCTAGCGGCAAAATAGTTTGCCATGTCGTCAGGCGATTGTTGTCTAAAATTAGTGTCAGAAGGTTGATAACTCCATAAATTTTCGTCCACGCCGCCTTTTTGCCAGTTACCTCCGAGCATATCTGGGGCGCTATAAATAGACCCACTAGAAAATGTTGGGTGGTTTGGCATTTTAAACTCGTCGTTTAAATGCCTTCCTGTTGCGTCTTGATAGTCTTGCAAGCTGTTGTATGGCGCAGGGACGCCATATTTGGTGACATATCCTGCCTCGTCATACCCTTTCGGGTTATCTTCAGGCATCTGACGTAAAAGTTGAGCTAATCTAACGGCGTCCATAAATGTTCCTAACTAACGTGTTTCCAAGTTCTACCAATATCAATAAATCTAATGGTAGTTTCGCTGACTGCGTAATCTCTAGCAATTCTTGCGTAAGTTGCGCCATATTCTAACCGTTGTCGTATAACAGGTATATCAGATTCAGTTAATTTAGCGTCTTTTTGCGCAGAACCTTTTACTGTTACCCGTCTACCTTTAGCCACCATATCCGCAATGTTTTCCGCTTGCGTTCCGTGAACTAAATGTGCGGGATTAACGCAATTTGGCGTGTCACAAGTGTGCATTATTACGCCGGTCATTTCAATTTCAGGGTTGTGTTCTTTAAACATTTCTCGATGTACAAAGACTAAAGATTTTCCGCTTCCAATTCTGCCATACCCATCTTCATTACGATGCCCCATAAATAGGCGGCACCCGTTTTCGTGTTCTTCAACGTGCCTTAAAATCCTATCCATAATTGAAGACAGCTTAATTAAATGGTCGGGGTTAACACAATTTTTATTTTTACATTTATGCGCTATTTTACCATCAAGAAGTTCATTAGGGTGGTAGTATTCCCAAACAGCTCTGTGGACAACCGTGTTTTTTCCGTCTTTAGTTATCTTTCCATACCCTTGTTTATCTCGATGCCCTATAAACAACATACACCCATTTTCTTCAACAATGGTTTGCGTTTCTACTCTTTCAATAAACGGTGCAAATCTACTTTTTTGTTTCATTTTAGTTCTTCCTAGTTAATTAAGACAGAACTAAGTATATCCTATTTGATTCAGAAAAGAAAGACCTTAAGATGTAGTGTTGCCATACCCAGTGTCGGGAATATTATTTTGCGTGAGCAGTATATTTGGATAGCGTGGCGCGAGGGACAGCGTATCTGCGCCGCTCTCTGCTGCTTTCCATTTCTCCAGCTCACGAGTGTAATCCTGAAGCACTGCGGAAGTGTCAAAGCCTTTAATCTCAAATAGCTTGAGCTTTGTTCCTAGCACCATTACGCGGTCTGGGAATAGCGTTGTGTCAGAGTCAAGAGTTAAACGTGATTTAGTTGTTCCATCAGCCGCTACAACCCATGCGTTAGAAACGTACTCAAAGCCCATTACTAGCACTGCGGTAGGTGCAGGCCAGATAGTGAACTTGTTACCCATCATTCTAAAGCGCATACGAGGGCCTGTCGTGACATAGCTTGCTTTAAGCCATTGCCACTCTTGAGCGTCTTTAGGGCCGATAATCGACCAACGGTTTGATTTGTTGTATTGGGTTTTGTCTACCATCCGCGCGTAATCACTAGGCATCGCGTACTTAGCTTGGCTAAATGTAATGGTGATACCTGTTGCAGTGGCAGTAGCAGGAATAGAAGTTGTAGCCGTTGTTGTACCAACAAACGTAACAAAAGTGTCTTGTGACAGTCCTTCGCCAATAGCCATAAAATCAGTTGATAACCCTGTTACTGATGACAAATTAGTGATGGTTGTCGAGCCTTCAGTGACATCGCCCGTATATTGATAGTAAACCGTTTCAAATCGATACTCTGCTGCTAGCGCTTGCCAATCACGCTCAGTTGACAGCGTGTCGCCTGCGCGGTTCATCAGCGCTTGAATTTGAAGAACTTGAGGGTCGGTGGAAGTCGCTACCGATGAGGGAACTGGCAGCCCTAATTCTAAGCAGACATCTTGGACGTTTGTAAGTAGGGATGCCATGCTCTTTATTCCTTAACTGTTCTTACTCTTTTAACTTCTGGTGGTTGTGCGTCCATCAAGATTTTCATTTGTGCTTGAAGCTCCGCAATTTGGTCAGTTTGAGCTTTAATAAGCTCGTCTGCGTCTATTTTACCACGATTTAAAAAGGCCTGTGCTTTATTGCGAAGTTGTGTACCTCCCATAATGCGAAGGAACGCGCTGTCAGGTGCGCCTGCAACTTGTTCAATATACCTAAAACCTTGGTAGGCAAGCTCAATACGAAGTGACTCAGAAATTTCTGGCCATTCTTCCATTGGCGTACCTTTAATATCTTTTAAGCCTTTATAGGCGTGCCATTGCCGTGCAAAACGGGCTTTATGGTTGTCGTCGGCAATCGTGTCAATCGCAAGCGATTTGTCGCCGGGGACATTGATTCGGATAAAGTCGTATTCTTGCCCATCGTGCGTTCCAATGTAGAAAGAAACGTCTAAGTAAGCATCGCCGCCGGTGTCGCCGACGTAAGAAAGTTGTTCGCTCATATTTAATCCTAGAAAGTTGGCGGTAAGCCGTCTAGCTTACCGCCTTAAAAATTATACTACTTGACCTTGGTGGAATGGACGGTTGATTTGAATCAACGCCAAGCCAGAGCTAGGTGTACCTGTTGTGGTAGATACTTTAGCATTTAAGATTTGCTCACCGTTTACTTGAGCATCGTCAACGCTGCCGGGTGTTGCCGCTAACGCATAGACGTCAGCGCCAGCAGTCATCGCGTTAGGTGCTTTAACAGCCGCAATACCAGTAATTTGATACCAGCCGTATTGTGACGCTACGTTAGCTGACATCGCTACAGCAACTTGACCAACGCCGCCAGTGGCAGGCGCTAACGCGGTTGTCGCTAAGTAAGAATCATAATCAACTAATGAACCAACAACAGTTGATGCAACGCCTTTCAAATAAATGAATTCGCCTGCACCGTATGTTGGGTCTACCGCAGTTACGATAGTACCTAATGCGTGGTTTTGAGTGGTATCAGTAATGGCGATACCTTGAAAACCCGCTAAAGGGGTTGTAATGTTATAAGCCATGAGTGCCTCCTAGGTTGTGCTGAATGTTGCGTTGAATTGCGCACCAGAACAGGTTAACGCGCCAGAGAAGCCCATTAAGCGAACAATCGCGTCTTGGTTAACTGCTTGACGGTCACCGCCGATTGGCACGAAGTTGCGGTCTTTGTGAGGACGGAAGTACACATATTTTGTGTTAATAAAGTCCATACGAGTTGCAGTTTGGTTACCACCAATACCGCCACCAAGTACAACGTCAGCAGAGCCAGCGCCGCCGTAGAATTTCAACGCAGAGAAACCTGCCGCGCCTAATTTGTCGTCAGTGATACGTTGGATTGCTTGCAAAGACGCTAAATAAAGCGAATAAGCTGTTGAACCCGCGTAAATCAAATCAACATGGTCTGTACCACGAACAACTGATAACGCGACGGTGTTCATGCTGTTTTGAATGTTAGCTGCAGTTGCCGCTACGCCAGCCAAACCAGTTGAAGTGTACGCGCCATTGCGCCAGAAAGTCCAAGTAGCACGGTCAATACCGCCGTAAGTACCAGTAGATGGTGAAGTGCTAATCATAGCCGCTAAACCAACTAAGTTTTTACCTGCGTTACCTGTACCGTCGCCGTGTAAATCCACGTCGATTTTGTTTTGAAGACGAGCTTCAGCAATTTCAACACGGGTAGCAAGCAATTCAATCATTGCTTCTTTGCCGCTGTTAGCTAACATTTCAGGGCCTGAAATGGTTACAGCGTCTGCGTAATGCTTTAAATTGAACTGCGCAGCACTGATTGGCGAATCAGGTGAAATATTGATAGCTTCGTAACCGCTATAGCTTGACGCATAGTTGGTTGCAGGGTCGTTATAAAACAATTCTTGCAAGATGGTTGAACCACCGCTGATTGTTTTTACGTTACCACGTTCTTTCAAACGAAGTAATAACGCGTTGTTGTTTGTTAAGTTATCTTGAGCCGATTTGGTACGGCTTTCGATGGTGGTTGCGATAATGTCACTAATCGCGCTGTTTGCAAATGCCATTGCTTAATCCTCGTAAAATTTAAAAACCGTGAAGGCGCATCGCCTGCCTAACGGCATCTTCAGTAGTTGCAGGGATAACTGTTCGGTTTGCACCCGCAGGTGAACCTTTAACCGATACCGCTGCTGCCTTTGCTGCTTTTGCAGCTTGGTCTGCCTGCGTTAAATTTTGACGATTCCCGCCGCCTTGCTGTTGAGCATAGACTTTTTGAAACGTATTATCGTTTAACCGCAATGCTTTCTCATAAGCATCATCCAAGTCGTTTGCAAGTCCACGTTCTAGCAGGTCTGCCATCGTTGACTGCACCTCGGTAAAATACTCATGTCGTTGCGCAAAATCCGAAATTTTAGATTGAATTTGAGCGTCTTCGTGACTTTGTCTAAATTCCGAAGCATCTCGCAGTTGTCGTTCTTTCTCGTCTAGCTGCGCTTTAAGATTGTGCATGGTCGGGTCGTATGGCAAGCCGGCTAGCTGGCCCATATCAATCTGATAATCATGCGCTAATTTCATTAGCATTTCCGCTTTTTCTTGGTATGACCCTCGACGAAGCGTATGTTCTGTTTTTAGAAGATTAAAAAACGCAACGTCAGGCGTGACTTGCATTTCTTCTAAATAATTTTTGTATGGAGCAATCGACTTATCTATGGTTTTAGCAAAGTTAGCCGCTGATTTATACTGCTCTATCCCTCTATGGAACTGTTCTTCACGCTCTATAATATGCTTCTGTACAGTTTCTGGCAACTTTTCTAATTCGGCTGCCGCTTCCGCTTTCCATGATTTCCACGGTGAGCGTTCAGGAGGCGTTGCTTTTACTTCCTCTTGTGGTGCTTCATCACGGTCTTCTGAAGGGCTTGTGTCTTCAAGTTTATCCAACTCACGACCAATAATATCGTGGGTTGTTTCTGTTGCTACTTCTTCGACTGAGTCTTCAGTCGTTGTTTCTTCGCTCATGTGGTGTCCTTGGTTAGCTTATTCTTGCGGCAATTTCTTGTCGCAACGATTCTTTTTTACGCTTTTGCGCAAAATGGTCTACTTTGGGTGTCATGTCTTCGTTACCGACTTCACTACACCCATTGTTCTTTAAATGCCTGCGGTGCTGTCCTCTATCAGAAATTATACTACCATCAATTTGTGACTTATAAGGTGCAAACTCGGCGTGTACAAAAGACGCAGAAATGACCCGCGTCATTATCGTGTCGCAACACTCCGGCAAGTTATCGTAATCCGCCAGCTTTCTGAAGATGTCCTGCGTCGCGCCGCATTTCTTGCATTTGACTTCATACAGCGGCATTACGCGTCGTCCTCAGTCCACTCAATGCTTAAATACAAATTAGCGCCTGTTGGAACGGCTTGTCCACCAAAATTAAAAGCTAATGATTCTCCTGTACCTCGCAAAACTATCGCTTTGTCATTGCGTGTCCCAAAAGTGTAAACGTGCGGAAGCGCCGCAGCACCCGGAGTAGCGCCAGCAGACAAATATGTTTTTGCGCCTTCAACGGCTATACCCGTTCCTAACGCAGAAGGGTTGGCTGTATATAGCCTTAATGTCGCGGATTGCGCTGCATCAGTTGAATCTGACTGCGCAGGAGTAACGCTGGTAGATGTGCCGCCAGTATTTGCTGCGGTACGCTTAACTATGTAATGGTCGTATATAGACGCCGATGTTGCAGTACCTACTATTGACGCCTTTGTTACACGAATAACTTTTGTTGCCGAGCCAGTTAACACTAGCACGTCAGTAGCCGTTGCTACCGGCGTAATATCTTGCGCGACATACTTAAAAGTGGCGCGTGTACCATTACTGCTAATTGATAGCACATTACCATCTGCTCTTGCGGCGACGGGAACGCCAGTGTTGTTTACCCCCGAAATAACTTCATAGCCCATTAGTTTATAACCTCTGTCTGAATTGTTCTAGTTGCATGGCCTATCATAGCCACTTCAATGCTGGTTTTGTTGTTTTGCTCTGTTCGCCATTGCTCAAGCGCATACTTTTGGTCTTCAATATCCTTAGATGCCTGAATCTTAATTTGTTCAATTTGAAGCTCTGTTTGCGCTTCTAGTTGCTTAGATTGCATCTCAAACTGCATTTTTTGCTGTTCAAGTTGAGATTCCGCTTGAATTTTAGATTGCTCAAGTTGAAGTTTAGCCTGCTCAATCTGATTTTCTGCTTGCAGTTTGACTTGTTCAAGTTGCATCGTAGCCTGTTCTGACTGCTGTTGCGCCTGCATCTTCATTTGAGCAATTTGCGCTTCTGCCTGTGTGCGCTGTTCATCTTTAGTTGGGCCTTGCGGTTGTTGCGCTTTTTGACTTGCTTGATTGACAAACTGCTCAAGCACACCTTCAAGCTCTCTACCGGCTTTAAATCCTCGAACCCCATAAAGCAATAGCTGACCAACTAACGGAAGCATCGCAGGGTCTTCTTTTGCCGCGCCAATACCTTCTTTAATAAAGCCGCTCACCGCTGTCAAAAACTCCATGCGGTTTTGTTTTTCAGTCTGCTTATCAAGCTCAACTAGCGTGTCTGTTTCAATATCAATATTGAACACCCTAGCAGGCTCATTTTTAAGCAGTTGAATCGCCTCTTGCGCAAATTGCGCGTCAGGTGTGTTCATAATGCCTGACACTTCAACTAATGTCTGTGGCTGGTATTTCGAGCAGATAATCTCTGACTTCATGCGTAGAATTTCACGCGCAAAGCGATACAACCCGTCTTTCATGTTACCAAGGCGAAGTGACGCAAACTGACTTTTAATTTGCTGTGCTGTCGCGGTTTCGCTTGCTACTGACGCGCCACGCATGATGTCAGACAATCCAGTTGTTTCGTAGATGATTTGCTTACATGACTCACGCGCTTGATATAGCTGTTGCAGTGCAGACGCAACGTCGCCAAGCGGCATAAATTGCACAGCGTTCTGCAAGCCGCCTTTTTCCATGAACGCCGCCCAGTTTTTGACAGGGACAAGCACCCCGTCATTACCTTCTTTCATCAAACGTTCAATGGACGGCTCGTCCGCTGCATAAATACCCATGACCTTAAGCGCTTTGGTCAAATGCTTGATTCGACCTGTTAGCTCGTCAATCTCGTCTGCTTGGTCTTGATAGAGCAGGAAATCAGCCACAGGAATCAACGTTCCTGTCGTTGTAGTAGAAAAGTAAGGCTTAGGGCAGGGGAAGAAGCTAGTAAGCCCTAGAGGGTCTTCTCTGTGGTCTAAAATGACATCGTAGCTATCTGCAATCCAATAGACGCATTTTTCTGATTTACACCAAATCTCCCACACTTCCGCTTTTTTGTCGGTTTTAGTGGTTTCTTTGTCGCCGTCTTTACGGTTTGAGGTGTTAGTTAGCGGGACTTTCTCAAATATATCGCCAAAACGGTCTGTTCCCTCATCTAGCGTCATGTAGACGCGTCGAGCTACCCATGTCACCTCGTCCCACGTCCGAGCAGGTAGATGCGCGAAGTCTTGCCAGTAAACATAATCCACCGGTGTTGTTTCAGACACCACCTGCTCATACACTTCAGGTTGCGCTAACCCGTTTTCTTCGTCCGGTGTACGCTCAAGGGAGTATTCTTCGCTCCCCACTTCCGTATAATTGGTAATTTCAGGCTCAAACGCTTCAATCTTAGGTTCATAGCGTAGCCATGCCACACCTCTGCCCGGAAGCAGTCTGTCGTCTACCACGCAAGACAGCGTATCGTGAAAATCAGGATATTCTTTAATTTCAAAGTCAAGAACACGCTCTAAAATAATCGACGCAACTCTGCCGGCGTCATTTTTATCGTCAAAACGTCTTGAAATGTCAGGATTGGGCGGTTTTGCGTAAATTGCCGGTTTTAGCGTCTGTACGTTAGACCAAAGAATGTTAAATCGTGCGTCCGCTTGCTCTGCGTCCTTACGCTCGTCGCGGTAGCGCTTGACAATCTTCTCGCCACGCTCTGTCCACTTCTTATATTCTTCTTGGTAGCGCGATATTTCGTCGTGCCAAGGCTGTGCTGATAGTTTGTCACTCATTATATTCGTCTACCTCTACGTTTCGAGCTGTGTTCCCACAACTCCTCTAAGGACTGGTCTTCCCAGAATTTTGCTTTGGGTTTTGGCGCTGCGTCTGGTCGTTGTTCACGCCATGCAAGACACGCGTACCGGAAAGCGTCAGCAAAGTGAGATGTCCAATCGTGTTTAGGCCGTTCATTAAACACCTTTTTGTCCACATTATACTCTCTTTGGTACTGTGTTAGCGCTTCCATTCCTTCTTTGCAGTTTGGGTCGAACCAACAGTTTGCTAATGATAACCTAGCGGCTTGTATCCCGTCCATAAGTGATATGTTTGGCACGATTCTAGGTGCCCACCCAAGTGACCTAAACTGCTCCTCGATACTTCTGCCCGTTTGCAGTGATTTAGCCTTCGCGTCGTGCGGCAAATACAGCCATTCGCCGTAATCATAGCCTTTACTCTGCAAAATGTCATGATAGTGCGCGATAGGCATGCCACTGTTGCTGTAGCAGTCAATGAATCTAAGCTCTTTACCCGCCACCTGAAACCACCAAATCGCCGTGTCGTCACTCCACCCCAAATCGATAGCCGCAAATGTCTTGAGTTTGCGGTCATAGCAAGGCCTTTCCCTGCCTGACTGTTTCACTTCGTACATTTCCTTACCGTATATCGCCCCCGGTATCGCCGCGTCAAAGTTGCATTCCATCTCCTGTAGCCACGCATCCTCCGACAACTCTTTCCTCAGCGCATCTATTTCCTCTTGGTCGAGGATACCCGAATTTGAGGCTGTCAACAGTAGGGTAAAGCAGTCTTTGTCCTGCTTACCCGCTTCAAAGCGTTCGTAAAAGCTATTCTTACCCTTTGGCGTCCCGATAATTATCGCCCACCCTTTGCGGTCAGCCAGCGCAGGACGGATAACATACGGCCATACAGTTGACTTCCAATCGCCATACTCGTCAGCAATAATCCCGTCAAAGTAAAGACCGCGCAACCTGTCAGGATTGTCAGCACCAAATAACTGAATACGCGCCCCGTTTGGAAAATCGAGTCGTAATTCACTTTCGTTCACCTTTATGTTGGGTATGGGTTTCGTAAACGTTTTACAGTAATCCCAGATTACTTGTTTTGCCTGTGAGTAGTATGGGCAGATGTAGGCATACCTACCATCTCCACTAGCGTCCATACAAGCACACTTTATCAATTCATTAATACACGCTACCGACTTGCCCGCCCTTCTGTGAGCAACCACAACTGCCCATCTTTCTTTTCTTGCGTGGAGTGGTCGAAATACATCTCTTGGCTTATAGGGTATGACAACTTTCATGACTCCCACCCTATGACAAGGCTTGCCGCTGTGCCATCCGCATTAGTTATGCCGAAAGCCACCTTGTTCTGCTCTTTAGCGCTTGCCCACCCATGAACGTTCTGAAGGATTGCCAACGCCGCTTTCGTGTCACCCCCTAGCGCTGCGTCTTTTAGCACCTGTGCCATTTGCGCCTCTGCGTCGGCAGCGCCCTTCATCGTCATTAACTCAACGTTTGGGTCTAACTGACACAACTGCCGATACTCGCTTGGAAGTAGCCCCGCAGCGAGGGCGAGCTTGTCACCCTTTAGCCCAAGCGCTGACGCATCGTAAATGGCGTTTAGACGCGCCTCTGTGACTTTTAACTCTCTTGGTGAATATGGAAATGATTGCATGGTCGCATGAATCCTTAGCTTGTTAAAAAATATTTATAATATATAGGGAAATGACTTTTTTGTCTGTGAATGTTTTGCGTAGCCTTTGGAATTAGACGCCCCCCCCCTTGTGTCAATTATTTGACTATGTGTCATTTATTTGACGGTATATATGGAAAATGCTTCTACTAGACATGGTAGGCCTGCCAGTCGTCTTGTCAAGTCCTCCCCGCCTGCGCTTTTTTATTTTATTTTAACCCCCCCTTACCCTTGCAAGCCACGAAATACGCGGGTTATAGGGCTTTCCAGTCTACGCGGTCAATGCTATGATAAAGGCTAAACCATTGATTTATAATGGCTTGCAAGGTATAGCACCAGCACCAGCACCAGCACCAGCACCAGCAGGAGGAGATCAGCACCAGCACCAGCACCAGCA